ATCTGGTAATGTAACTTTAGCTTTTGCTGATGGTACAGCAGATAATAATGGAAGACACGCAGTAATTAAATTTACTGGTTCTCCAGGTGCATCACGAACTGTAACTTTTCCAAATAAACAAAAAACATATTATATTAATAATGGCTCTGATGACTCTGTAGTTTGTACTGCAGGAACTGGTGCACAGACAGTAACAATCGGAACAGGTTTAAAAGATATTATTTATGTAGACGGTAGCGATGAAATACATAGTATTTTGCAAGATGGTGCTGTCAGCGAAAGCATAATATCTTCTCAGACAGCTATTTCATCTGGTATAGATAGTTCTAATGACCAATTATTACTAAGAGATGCAAGTGCATCAGCGTTAAAAAAAGTTTCCATATCAAGTATTTTTAGTAGTGTAGGTGGTTTAACAGATTTATCTGGCGACTCTAGCCCACAACTAGGTGGAAATTTAGATATGAATGGTAACGATATTGTTACCACGTCAAACGCAGATATTGAGCTTGCCGCAAATGGTACAGGTAAAGTAGTAGTAAAAGGTAATACTAATCAAGGTGCTATAAAATTTAATTGTGAAGCAAACTCACATGGACAAACTGTTATAGCTGCACCGCACTCAGAAAGTGCTTCAAATACTTTAACTTTACCCAGCACTGGTGGTGACGCTAGATTAGTTTCAACAAGTTCAACCGCAACATTAACAAACAAAACTTTAACTTCGCCAAAATTAAATGAAGACGTGGCAATTACTGCCACAGCCACAGAAGTAAACTTATTAGATGGAGTTACTGCAACCACATCCGAATTAAATATTTTAGATGGTGTTACCTCAACAGCATCTGAACTGAATATTCTTGATGGCGTAACTGCAACAGCTTCTGAATTAAACATATTAGATGGCGTTACAAGCACTACGTCAGAATTAAACATATTAGACGGGGTAACATCAACCGCTGCTGAATTAAATATTTTAGATGGTGTGACTACCACAGCTACAGAATTAAATATCATGGACGGTGATACTGCTGCTTCATCAACAACTTTAGTAGACGCTGACAGAGTGGTTACCAATGATGCAGGAACGATGAAGCAAGTAGCTTTATCAGATTTAAAAACATATTTATCAAGTGCAGGATTTTCAACCGAAGACCCAACTGCATTGGCAATAGCATTAGGATAGGAGAATAGATGGCAAATACATTTAAAGTAGTAACAAAAGCAGGTGTAACAAGTGCTGATACTATCTACACTGTAGCCAGTTCTACAACAACAGTAGTTCTTGGAATCATGGTAGGTAATACAACTACATCACAGATTACTGCAACAGTAAGTTTAGGTTCAGACACTAGCAATAGAGCAG